AATGTGTTGAATCTGACTTTTCCGCTACTGGGTTTCAGTATGTCTCCCACCTTGTAATCTTTGCCTGCCGATTCTACGCCTGTTAGTTCTACTACTTCAAATTCTTTATGGGTAAATACTAGTGAGTCGTTAGGAGATATTCTGATATTCGTGTTTTCTTCAATTTTTAAAGCACCGTCGTCTAGAACTGTCGCGTCTTTAATATAAAAAAACTTATTCTTTTCTACTACTTTATAGTACTCTCTGTCTCCACCAATGATAACGTAGTTGCCGGGTTTAACCCCTAGCCAGTCCGCTTTTGAGCATCCTATTAGGTTGTTTGTCCCTTGCTGAATGGATACCGTATAATCAAATTTTTTCTTAATTTCTATAGACATAATTATTCTTCCAAGTTTAGCATCTTTTTGATGCTTTTCTCATATATTTCTTCTGTCATGCGAGTCTCTTTCCACGATATATTTTCTAATATATCATTTTCTGGGGAACCCGCAATACATTTCGCTTGCTTTCCTGTCGGATCGTCTGGTTTAGATACTATAATCTTAGGCTCTTCTCTGTAGCCACTACCGACTTGAGTGACTATTACTTCTGAAAGAGAGCCGTCTTCTGTTAACATAGCTACAGCTTTTAGGGGAAGCCCGGGGTAGGTACCGTTAGGCCCTTGTATTTTTAGTTTGGGGGGCGTTGCGTATCCTGACCCCGGGTCCATGACTGTGACATCAAAAACATTATTATAAGGATTAAAGTTGCTAATTCTATCTGCCGAACATTTTTCAAAAAACTTTTCTAGTACCGACGGGGCGTCTCTTAGGTAGTTTTTTATTCTAACTACGTGAGCTTTACATTCCTCGCAGTCTTCCTCTAGACTTTTCATGAACTCTTGGTCTAGCACCGGGAAAAGCTTAGACCTTTGCTGCCTAAAGTCTTCTAACTTAGAGTCTATGACAATATCTTTGACTTGCATTTGTCGCGTTTCGACGTCCCAGTATTTTTCGTATTGTTCTGGGCTGTATAAAGTTTTATCAAAAGCAAACCATTTTTCTACATGCTCTTTATCTATCTCTTCCATTTGTAGGATTTTAAAATAGGAATCCTTGAAGCTACGTCCTTTCTGCACGCTAAAACATCTTTTCGCTCCATTCTTAAAAACTATCAATATAATGTCGTTAGTAAATGCTTTCATTTTAATTCCAAGCTGTCGGGCCATAAACTGTTTGCCCGTTAGTATATGCGTTAGCCCCTTGCGACATAGAATAATCATCGCAGTCGGTGTTAGGATTAGAACTCCATTTTAGAGACTCGTCTTTGTCTCTGAGTTCGAAGGTTACTTCGCAATCCCAAACACCATCGTCTCCACATTCTGCATAATTGGCTGTTCTATCCGGACTATGAAAAACAAGAGATATTTCATCTCCGTCCTCGTAGTCAAAGTCAAAGGAATCTCCTGTTTGGCCACTCCCGATTGATGCGTTCCCTACTGAAGAACCGTTAACTAGAACTTGAACCCAAGTTCCGTTAGGATTGCCATCGCCATTCCAGCCATCGTTATAGCAATCAGCCATGTAGAGCTTACCGGTGCGTGTGGACGAGCCTGAATCTGGATCACTTGGTAAGGTCCAGTGGTCTGGTCCGCCGTCCACACCCGGCTCTCCATCTCCGTCAGGGTCGTAAGCGAAATAAACCTCAGAGAATCCTGCGTGATAATGTAGAGAGTTCGCTGAAGCCTTCCACTCAGCTTCTCGTTCTAAAATAGAATAATCATTCGTTGTTACTACTGCGAAAAATCCTTCATTAAGATAAGAGTCGTCGATCATTCTTCCTAGATGTACATCAAAATATCTTTGAGTCTTTTTGAGTCCTCCAAAACCTTGGCCAAAACCTGCTGGGTGATGATTCCAAACCCCGGGAATATTTTCAAATAAATCCCCCGCCTGCATCCACGACCTTACTGAGTGAGTGAATGCCTGATACCCATCTTTTGCTAAAGCAAGGTGTCCCGTAATGTCATCAGGATTCGATATGCTTGGCCAGCTTTCATAGGGACCATTCCAAGCGTTAATCCCTATCACGGAATAAGATGGAAGTTGGTTCTCTTGAAAAGGTGGTGGCAGATGGTCTACATCAAAGTATACCCTATATCTCCTATACCCGTAAAGAGGTCTGTCTTTGTATTGCTGATTTGGGTTAGTTAGATTTAGAATAGGGTCTCCAAATTCATTCGTCGATACTATCTGGTCGAGTGATGAGTCGTTGGCTTCCCATGGAACCCCAGCTTTTGGGCCAAAAATAGATGGATAAAAGTTCGGCCATCTTCCGTCAGGCGGAACTCTTACTGACCCCGTAACGTATTGGTTATCGTTGCCTCCGAGATGCTCGTCTGGGCTATAATAAATATCTCCATCTACATTTGTTATACTTTTTGTTTGAGGGTTCCACGTACCTTGTCGGAATCGACATTTTGTTGTCGCATCGTTTGGCTCGTATTTAGTACCGTAAACATTACTATTTTCTGAAATTTCATATGTAATGCTTGTTTCTGTCATGTTGCACGAGTACTCCCAAAACCCATCATATCCATACTCTGCCTGAACGTCCCCCCAGCTTAAGGCTTTAACTGTAGATATTCCGTTTCCTTCCCATTGCCCATTTACATTTAATCTTATCCAATATTTAAATCCATTTTCTGCGTTAGCGCTGTAATACTTCGTCGGGTGGATTGGGCAAGAATAAAGCCCAGAACAGGTTTCGTTAAAACCGTATGTCGCGGAATAACAGTTGAGAGTGCTTCCGTTAGCGGTTCCGGCTTGATTATTTAAATCTAAATCAGCTAAATAGTCCCCCTTAAACCCACAAGCTTTCGTTGTGTCTCCCGGGTTATGATACATCTCATATTCTTTTGTAAGTATATTTTCTTGGGAATCTACCCTATGCCTAACAAAGCCTATCCATAGTCCGGAATCCCATTCGTCAAATTGGTAAGTGGGTGGATCTAGGAGTTTGTCTTCTTCGTATTTTTTCTTTACTTCTTTGTCAAAGCTATCGTAAAATTTAACCGCTAAATGGTAAGTGTTTTGAAAATCAAAGACTAACGACGGATCACTTACATTCGTTGCGGAGCTAGGGTGAGCGACTATTGAATAATTAGGCTGCCTGTCTGGTTCGCAACATGTACTTGTCCTAAATACTCTGTCTCCTACTTCGAATGGAATTTCTAGAATTTGAAATTCTCCTTGCTTATGTCTAGATTCATCTACGCATAATTTAGATAACCTCTCTGCATTATCAGCCCTGTTGGCTAAATCAAAGTCTCCATAGTGTATGGTTCCGTTAGAAAGCTCGTGTTGTCCAGAAAATGGGTGGTGAGATAAGTACATAAACCCTCCCGCCAGATCGCGAAATTCCGTCTGTATGATGTCTAACCTAATATTTCCATTAGCATCTATCCACTGTTCTGTGGTCATTTTTTCTCCGGGCATAATTGCTCCGGGTCTGCCTGATATATTTGTTCTTGGAGTAAGGTGATAATTATCTGGGCGGGGATTGTCTATTTCTACTATGTCCCACCCCAAGGTGGAAAAATCATCATTGGGTCCAGACGAAGAGATGGTCCCGTGGAAGGCTCTTACTACGAGGTCGTAATGTCTATACGGAGCGTTTGGTCCACCTAAGCCTACGTTGTCCTCAAATGAAAAATCATACCATTCTTTACTTGTCTCAAATGTCCCGTATCCAGTCGAAGTCCCCAACGGCGTTGCCGACCCTGTATTGGGTTCATGTATGCTAATTCTGTATGTTAAATCTAAATTTTTAAATTCAGGCAAGGGGAAGTCTACTTCCCATGCTACGATAGCATTCTTTCCTTCAAAGCCCGGCGTTACTGCAGGCTTTTTCACTTCTGTGTCTGAACCAGACTCGTCTAAGGCTGACCCAATCATTCTTAGAGAATGGATTCTTATGTCTCTCACGGGAAGATGCCCGGTTACAGTAATGAAGTTTTGAGTATACCCTTGGGAATACATTGACACTCCATTAACTGAGAAAGCTCTCACAATATATCTGTAATCGTTTTGCGGGGGTAGATAATTTACTTCTGGATCTTGATTTTCTTGTTCAGCTAAATAAACGGTTCTCCACAGGAATTCATCATTGGGGATATCTCCTGTCATTTCTTCTTCTAAGAAATCTGTAGATCCGGGTCCAGTGGCGCTTTTGTGAACACTCTTAATAAAAATTTTATAACCAATAGTACTTCCGATGTCTAAATTACCGCTTGTCCTTGGTCGGGTTATTTTTACTTTTAATTGTTTTGTGTTCGAGTTGTTTCCGTCTATAAGAAGCGTATCTACGCTGAGAGTTATCGGTCCGGGATTTTTGGGTTCAACGTTCTCTCCTCCCGGAGGTGCGATGTCGTCCATGGGTACCCCTTCTTCTATGGAGGCGTATTTGTCTGGACGATGCTCCATGCATTCAACTTGGAATTCCATGTTCCCGGCCTCTTTTACGGAAATTACAGAATATAAGCTGTCGGATAAATTATTATTTAGTAAACTCCATGTGGACTCTCCTCTAATTATTCCGTAATTAGCATCAAACATATTTGTAGTGCTATTAATTTTTGTCCCAAGAATATCTCCTCCTATTCCAGTTCCCACTACTTCTGTGGAGACGGTGTAGTTCGAGTCGGACTCTGTCACTCCTTCTACTGTCTGTATGTAAGGCCTTCTTAGGTCTGATATATTATTTTCATCTAACCCGAAATTGGTATCGTCTGTATCTACTATAGAGCTATCGTAAAAATGTGTGGGCGTAGTTAGTGTTAAATTGTAAGACGTAGATTGGTCCAAAGAGACTTCTCTATCAAATAAGATTTCGTTTGCCGAAGCTCTAATTACTCGCCCTCCCTGAGAACTTGTGTATCTGTTGCTATCGAAAAGTTTGATTACGTCTCCGGGTCTTAGGAGGACCGCTTCTGGTCCCGCTACAAAATTACATATTTCTGTCTCGTATAACTCTGTTAAAAGAATCCACTTCCCCAACCTTATTGCTTGAGCTTTGCTTGTGCATGCAAACGCGGTTATTTCTTTTTCTATGTACCCATACTTTCTGATTCCTTCTGCGTCTTCTACATATTCTAGTGCTGGTTTGTACCCCTCTTGCTTGTCATTATATCTAACAACTGCTACCGTGCTTCTTGCTTTTTTGGCGCTACTGGAATATTGAAAATTTCCGTCTTTGACGTTGGAGTTAGCGAATTGTGCTACAGCCTCTCTTGGGCGGTCTTGTACCGCGTGAATATTTCCTAACCCGTAATAAAGTATCCCTCTAAAGACGCTAGCAAAATCTTGTAAAACTTTATAAGCGTCTTCTCGAGTGTTGATGTACGCGTTACAAGTGAACCTAGGCTCCAGTCCATTAAACCCATCTGGAACGAGCGTGTCGCAAAATTTAGCTATTTCAAATAACGTCCATTTGTCTATGGTTAAATTATTTATAAACTTGCCTAGTCCGTATCTTCTGTTGGTAAGGAGGTCGTAATAAACCCAAGCAGGATTGTCTGTCCATTGTTTTTCTGTTTGAAATTTTCCATTCCAAGTAGGTATCCCGTTGTTTAGCTCGTAGCTTTTTCTGATCGGGTCGTATTGCTCGGGTATCAGCACTTTCTGAAGCCTCAAGTCAAAGGCTCTGTTAGGTATTTGAGAAAAGTATTGGGCATTGAAATTCATAGCCATTAAGGCTGAATTCGGATAAGATAGGTCTGCTGAATAAATTTCCGTAATAGAGTCTACGTAGGTTTGATTTTGTACGTTTGATTGAATTGAATCGAACGTCAATCTGGTAACTTCTACTTCCCAACCAACAAGCTCTGAGGTATTGATGTCTTCAAAAGTAACAGGTTGATTGGTTTCTGGGTTTGTCCCGTAGTGATTTAGTCCAAGATCTATCTCTATGGGTTGTAAAAACCCTCCCCTTATTATCCCTTTTACTGTTGTAGATATCGGCCTGTTTACCGGGTACCATGATGATGACGAAGGTTCTATGCCTATGCCAAAGTCTGCGTGGTAAACTGGCCTAAATCTTGTAAAGATTTTTATTCTTGAAGCGTTAGTTTCCCCTATCTGTTCTATTTGCGACTCCGTCAGTTCATCTCCTTCTCCTGCTCCAATATCCGCGTCACTTTGCTTAGTGTACATTAGCGCAGGAATTTTAATATTTATTTTGATTTTCTCTAGTTCTTTGTTTAGGAGTCTATATGTCTTGTTGTTATATATAAATGGGTTTTCTAAACTTGTTGCATCGTCTGACGGGTCCGTTGGCGTATCTTCACCTTTCCAATCTATATCGCTGTCTCCTCCTCCATCTGGACCCAAAAGTCTTTCGTTGATTACTCTAGTCTTTTGTACCTCGTTGGATTCTCCGACGTTTAAGAAGGGGTTTCCGTCTCTAATACCTGATGGTGTACCGTTCGAGAAGGCTACTTCTACGTTTTGAAAATTGTAATACCCTGCCGCGCTAACAATAGGGGTTTCGTTGAGGTAAATTGATCTAAGAAATTTTTCTGGAGACTTGTCATTGGCGTGAGCAACAAATTTGGGTCTAGTTTTCCACCCAAGTTGCCCGGCTAGGTCTGGATCATTATCGTTAATTACAGGAACGTATTCTCCGCTTACTAATCCTTCTATTTCTCCTTCGGCAAGTAAATCTACAGTTCTAACTAAGGTCCGGGATGTAAGGTATCCCGTCTCCCCTCCGGGAAGCACTCCTGAAATTACACCTTCTCCAGTGTTTTGTATAAGGGCTATAGAGTCGAATCCCCAAGTCTGAACTTTCGGTGCAGCCGTATTTTGTATAATACTGTTCGTGCCATAGGTAATGTTACCTTGGTCGTCTACATTCGTTATTGATAGTTCTTCAGACATTCTTTAAGCTACGTATCCCGCGTCTTTTGTTAAAAGATGTTTAACGTCGTAAGACGCTAATATTACTTGGCTTCCGACCATTAATCTGCCGTACCCTAATGGTACGGGTCCGCCTTCGTTTATTACATTTGCTGGTCCAGAAAATAAATAAGAATTAGCTAACTGTGCTGGGTCGGAGCTAGGATTGGTAATCTGTCTATTTTCAGGCGGGGGTGGAGGCTTTGCCAGCAGGTTGGACAATCCTTGAGTTAGAATAGTTAATGAGGCCATAACACCCCATTGAGTAGTGGCCAAGCTTAGCCCAACAATGCCTAGACCTATGGCCCACCATGGATTTTCTAGGTCGCTTCCTTCTATGAGGGGAACGATGTCTATCTCTTTTAAATTTTTTTTCTTTATTGTAAGGTCATTATGCTTAAAGTCCCCTAAGAAGGGACAGTTTTTGCCGTCAGCTATTACTTGGTATTTAGTGTATAAGTTTGCTCCATCTAAAAAATGACTTCTTATTTTTTCTCCCGTTTGGACATTTATCGCATGAATAGCTTCCGCGACGCTAGATACTTCTAGTTCCCACTCTTTTTGCCCGACGGCCTCTCCGAGCTTGCCGTGAAGTTTTACTTTTACTAATTCTTTCATAAGCTTACGTGTCTCACTATCTTGCTCGTTATCTTCTTAAATCTTTCGTCGTATTCATCTATCCTAGAGATCGTATTTCTCGGTTGATGGAGCATCAATCCTTCTCCTAGGTATACAGCGCAATGAACAGAGGGTCCGTCTTTTCTGGTTCTAAAAAGTATCCCGTCATATTTTTTTAAATTTTTAATTTCTTTAAAATTTTCTTTTTCAAAGTATTTATCAAAAAGGGGTCCGAACTTTTTTTCCCACCCGTCTTCTCTTGGGTAATCCCCTATATCTATATTAAGCTCTTCTTTGTAGAAATCTCTAACTAAAGTAAAGCAGTCAGAGGTCCCCCACTTAAAGTCTTTACCTATATAATTATTAAATTCATTCTTGGGGTCATACGTTAGAAACGAATTATTCTCCAAGCAATAGAGGATATAGATTAATTCGTGGGTTTGACTGTTAAGCTTGTCTAGCTCTGAAAAATTATACCCTTTCTGGTGTGAGTGATAAACCGCTACAATCTGGCCCTCTCCGGAAGCTCTAACGTAATCGAAAGCATTAATTCTGAAGCGGTGTATGTCTTCTGAGTTATTCAGGGCTTCATGAGCAGACAGCACTCCTTGTTTTCTTGTTATGAGACCACAGGCTTCTCTGGGGCTTTCTCTTAAGGAATGTTCCTTTATTTTTCTTTTTATTTCTTTGCTTAAGGTCATACAGAAATCCTAGTGTTTGTCCCCGGGAAGCCTCCGAAATTTAAAAATTTATTAGCTATTACTTTTCCTGTTCCGGGGTCGTTTTTTGCTGCTCCTGTCATCCCCCACCGAAGCTTACAGGCCCTAAGGGTTTTGGCGCATTCATCTGCTACCCAATATTCGGTATTCGGCGGAGGTGTGTATTGGGGAACAGCTTGTTTCGCTACAAAATAGTATTTTATGTGATTCTTCTTCAAATATACTACTTGACCAATAGGAAAAGAAAGTGTCTTATGGTATTCAATAACGTCTGTGGAGTAATCAATGTTATTGGGATTGTACGAAGTAATTACTTCAGAGATTGGTTCATTATCTTTAGAGGCTATGGGTGGTGCATAATCCGGCAAATGAATTGGCGGACCAGAGTCTCCTCCCGTCGCTCCGTGAACAATTCTTAAGCCTTCCCAGTCGCCGGGGTCTCCCTTGAATTCGTAGCAGCACCCTTCTCCTCTGTATTGCCAAGGACATCTTGAGGCGAGGACATGTCTTCCCGGGAGCTTGAAATTCTCCATGTCTGTAAAAGTAGAAAGCTCAAATTGTAGCCCGTTCTTATCTTCTAGCGTTTTCGCGTCAATATAAAAAACGTCCCTTGGGAATTGTGCTTGGGGGTCTGGCTCCCCCCCAACCTCTGGTATGTCATTCGTTGAGTCGAGGTATTTTGCGAAAGTTCTTATTCTTGTTACTTTGGCTCCGATCAGGTTTTCTAGCTCGATCACTGCTCTTCTAAGGCTTTGCCAAGGATAAGTCGTGGTAAACTCTTCCTCTTTGTCTCTTAGTCCTTGCATAGAGGGCAATGTGAGTTTAGGTCGGGGAAGCTCTCCGCTCGACGTCATTTCAAATCCCTCTACTATGATTGGCATTGAATAATAAGTCTGTTGATCAAAGATTATTTTTTTTCCTCTCAATATTTCCATGTTGTGGAAGCGTAAAATATCTCCTTCTATTTCAACCGATTGCTTCAGACTCATGTTCGATTCGATGTCGTGTATATCAATTTCATATAACGCTATCACTGAGTCTGGAGTTAGCTTATGTACTTCTGAAGAAATCTTAGACAAAGACTGCTTCGCGTCTCCCGTCGACATTCTGCTAAATGGATCGTGCTGAGACATAAATTATGAAACCTCTTCGAATGTCGCGTTCGTGTTGAAATTGTTTTCGAAAACTAATGTGCTTGCCCACTGTTTGCAGACGAATTTCTTGATTATGTTGTGGGGTTCAGGCACTCTAAAATAAAATGGGTCTTTTCCTGCTCTTTCAGCTAAAAAATGAGCAATCGCTACGCACTCTCCTTCTGTTCTGTTATTGAATGTCAGCGGCAAGTTCATTAGGTTTGTGTTTATCCCGTGAGTTATTCTTTGTTCGTACCCATCTCCAAATTTTATGACATGAACTCTCGGAGCGTTACTTACTTGTAGGTTGTAGTCTGGAAGCCATTCGAAAAAGGGCCGATCTTCCGCTACGCTAGCGATATATATAGATCCCGCCCAAGTTTCACTGCTCAAAGGGCTGGTTGTGGGTGGCCGATTTCCTGTCGTAGGTTCGTGATCGAGGCGGGCATACCAGTACCTACCGTTGTCTAATACGATGTCGTGTTCCTTATAATCTGGTTCCGTGTCGCTCCACGGCTGTATATTATATAAATTTGAAGCCATAATCCTTTTTCCTTAGCTTTATTTACACTTATTATAGTGTAATATATACCGAAAAGGCGGAAAAAGGTTCGAGGAAATGATACATTCGTTTAATGACATAATATTGAAGGTTGGGGGCGGGGCAACCTATACTTCAGATTTTAATGCTGGTAAAGATGGTTGGAGTGCTGCAAGTTCAAGTCATTTTGAAAATCATGTCGGTGGAGGCCCTACTGATGACCCCGGTAATGGTCCGGGATCAATTCACTATCGGGCTGACACGGGGGCTGGGACGCACTACATGGAACGAAATATATTTACCGCTGGTAAAAAATATAGAGTATCAGGAAAAGTTTATATAAATGGAACTAACCCTATTCTAGATGCTGTTCGTGTGACGCTTGGAAAGAATCAATACGATCTCGTTATACTTGACACCATAACTGATCATGATCAATGGGTTTCGTTCGAAGTAGAGTTTACAGCCGATGGAGCATCAGGGACAAACGGTAATGAGATTTTAGTCTTCTTTGGGCTTACCTCGGCGTTAGGTTATAACTGGGCAAGCGCAGGGACTATTCCTTATGATGATTTTTATATTGCAGATATTGTAGTAAGAGAATTAGGCGAGGAAATTTATGCTTCTTCTGCTGATATTAGCTCTAGGGTAGAAATAGGGGGTAGGAATAATGTCGGAGTGAGGGACTCTTCTAATTACTTCTCTCAATCTCCTGCTGATGGGGAGGTTTCTATAACTTATTATATAACCGGGGAAGATCCCATAGCTAACTTAATCAATGATTCTTCTCCCTCTCGCTTAGAAGTCGGTGGTTTTCATGTCAACTCTGGTTATTTAAGTAAATATGAATTTCAGCTGTCTCAATACAATCCTATAACCGTCAACGCCTCTTTCAATTTTTTTGAAAAAGTAAAGGGAGCCTTCGAGAAGAAAGACTCTACTCTGGCTAATGATCAGTATTTTTTAACATCTGCAGACCTGACTCTTTCTGATGAGGTTGCGATCAGCACTGGAGACCTGCGGAGTTTAAATTACTCTTATTCTAATAACGTTATTCCTAATTACGTAGTAGAAGAAGGTGCAACCTTGGATGAGGTCGCGTTAAAAGGAGTGGTGGAACAAGGGAAGAAGTTCGACATAAGCTCTAATCTGTATTCCTCAGACATGAACCTCCCTGCTTCTGGAGTGGCCTCTGCGCTATCAATAAACTTAAACGACAAACACGGGAACAAAAAAATACAATTTGAAGTCAATGGTGTTATTCACCAGAAAGGTTTTAACTCTCCTGCCGGCGGTCAGGCGATGCAAAAATTATCTATCGCTCAGGGAAATTTCGGGGGAAAAGTTGCTTCTTTGAATTCTCCAGCTATTGCTGAGACGACAGCTATGCCCGGAGACAGCTTGAGCATTTTTGGGTCAGACATGCAAGATGTGGATAAGGTCTCTTTTATGGGTTTTCGTTGTGAAATAACGAGCAAAAACTCAACCTCTGTCCAGATAATCGTACCCTATAGTGTCCCTAACTCTGGGGCTTCTCCGTTCGTGGTTAGATCTCCAGCTGGAGAGACTGCCACAACTGAAACCCTTATGATTTCCGGAGCAGGTACTTTAGACCTTTTTTGATTTAGCTTTCTTAAGTCTTTCTATAAGCTCGAAGCATTTAAGTTTCGGTATTTGAGAGACTGATTCTAAACCCTCAGCCTTTTCGTAGTCTTCTTTTTTAAGCTTCGCCTTGAGAGAGTCAAAAGATACTCCTTTCTCTTTCATTAGTTGAGAAAGCATGTCTTTCGGCTCTATAGACATAGAGGATTGAGAGCCTTCTTCTGAGACGTTGGCGTTGCCCATTTCTTCTTGGGCAACGATATTAATCTTAAGAAAATTTCTAACACAGCGAACAAACGCCCTGTTTTCTGCTATGGGTCCTAGGAAATGCCTAGCAAAACTTTTCGTGTTATTCGGCGAGGCATCCCCAATGGAGGAGAAGGTGACTTCTCTGCCTTCCGTCTCGTAATTAGGTATCCATGTGATAGAGCAAGTTGCTACTACATAGTCTGGCGATGGGGTTCGTACCTCATAGCGAACGTCCGTGTAGCCTCTGATTTGAGCAAGCTCTTTAATTCCCCCCAAGAGGATTATTAATTGATAGTCTTTTAGTTTTGTTACGTCTGTCTCGTTCGTTCGGTCCTTGTTCGGAACGAGGAATTCCGGCTTCACCATTCTTCGCCAATCGATTAGGCCTTCTTCGGTGTATTCATAGTCTCCACCATTAATTAATCCATTGTCGTCTCGGTCGATCTTTTTAAGCATATATAGATTTTACTAATTAACCCGAACTTGGTCAAGCTATTTTCTCGTAAAATATAGAGTGATCGAAGTCTTCTAAGAAGAGGTCAGACTTTATTACGGGCAGTAAAGGAGGGGAGGTGATATTTTCTATAGGGCTATTTTCGAAGGAGATGTCTTTGTTCATATAGACTTCCCCTTTGTACACTGTGAATGCTGACCCCCTGTAGTAAAGATTATCAAGGTTTTTCCCCTTAAATTCTTCAACCTCTTCGAATTTTAAATTCTTCTTGCGGGTGATTGGGCCTAGGTCTAAATAATCCAATTTAATTTTATTAAACTCTTTCTCTCCTAGAGTCGTCATTAAGTCGTATTTGATTCCTGCTTCCTGAAGTTTTTTGAAGTAATTCGGATCAGTATTTCCATCTAAAAGGAAAATGAATTCTTTAATCTTTTTTCTGAATGCTCTTAGTGCGTCTGGGTTTATCTCTTTATCTGTCACTATAGAACAGTTAGACATCGACAGCTGAGACTGGAGTACGCTCTCATTGAATTCTAGATCCATCCTGACTATAATAGAATCTACACCGAAGGCTTCTTCCACGTTAGATGTTGGCGATTCCGGTATTAGTTCTACTTTTTTTAGTCCATATTTTTTCCCAACAGATATCGACCTGAAGGGGAAATCTAGTTTTATTTTTAAAAGCTTGGCTACGGCTTTCGCTACTGCCTCTGGTTTTATTCTGTTTATTTGCTTGTTATTTTCTTGGGGGGAATACGTCGGCTTTTCGTCTTTCTCTCTCTCCGGCTCCAACGCCGCAAAGTCTCTCTGGTCTGACCAGTACGGGCCACACTGAGAGGGGTAGGACACACTGTAAAGGGCAACAATCTTTTTCTTATACCCTGAGGCTATGTGTGCTGCGAAGCTATCTGCACCAAGATGTAGTATAGAGTTCCTTATGACATAAGCCGCTTGATTAAAGCTCGTTCTGCCCCT